TAGACTTAAAGTGATTGTCAATGTTTCTAATTGTCCTAACTGCGAAGTATAAGGAATTGTTAAAGCAACGCTACGAATATCTTGTGTGTTGATAGTATACTCTAAGCCGTTACTAATTCTATAGTATGCACGGAATGTTCCTAGAGGCATGTTACCAAATGTACCATCACTGAATACTAGGCTAACTGCATCGCTTGCTCTAGTAACTACACCAAAGATGTTTCTAATGTTTTTGTTAAGGCTGTTATAAATTACATTATTGCCTTCGAAGCTAGGAACTTTAGTCCATTCTTCGTATTCTACGCCAGCTTGGTCAAGTTTGTATAACCATACATCGTTGTTGTTGATATTACTTGCATCAACATCGATAGATTCATTACTGCTAGGTTGTGTAATTGCAAATGTACCGGTGTTTAAACTACCTTGTACAAAGTTTAAGAAGAAACCAGTACCAGCACTGGCAGCGCCTTGGCCGTCATCACGATACAAGAACGCTAGTTTGTTTCCGACCTTAGGAGCTTCTTCATAGATGTAATCTTCGCCTTTGAATGTTGTACTAGTAACTTCAAAGTTCATGCTACGGCCGTCAACTGTTTTGTTAAAAGCAAATACAGGTACATCGGTATTAGCCGCATCAAAGCGATACTGCTCAGTTGGGATACCGTATAGAGTCTTTTTATCTTCAGGCGAGCCAAACTGTTGTGTAGTTGACATGGCGGCATTAATAATCTTAATGAACTGATCATACCAGTTACTGTTACTTGCATCGTTCCAGCTGACAACTTGGTTAGCTAAGTTACGACCGTTAGAGTCGATAACATTTTGTGTAGTTTGGATTGTGCTAAACTTTAATAGACCTTGTCCAGCAATGTTACGCTTTGAGTTGTAGCTTAACATACGAGCTAGACGCAATACACTATCGCGACGCTCTGCTAGTTCTAAGAAGTTTTCACGGGCATTTAAGTCGACACGGAAAGCTATGCTTTGGCCTAAGAACGCAATAAGGTCAATTAGGGCAAGGTATTCGCTAGACTCAATATAATCATTAAAATCCTCAGGATAATTTTGACGAATATAGTCAATCATAGTGCGGCGTAAGTTCTCAAAGTCGTAACTTTGGAAATCCGCATTACGGAAGGTTTGATATACTCTCTTCCAATCTTCTGCAACTAGCAGTCTATTTTGTCTATCTGTTGAACTCATGATTTATCCTGTATGCAGTATTTATCGAATAAAATTATGTGCGTGTTTATTGAGCTAAAAGCCCGTTAGCCTGGTCAAAACGCAGTTGTAGACTCTGGCTAATGTTGTGAGGTAAGAAGGTTAGCATACATTCTATTTGTATACCATTGTCGTAGCTAGTAACAATTACATTGTCTGCTCTAATACGAGGATCATAGTTAACAATCTGATTAACATTGTTTGTGATTAGGTCTTTTAGATCTTCAGTTAACGGCTCAAACAACAAGTCCCAAATGATTGTCCCAAACTCTGGATTCATTAGGCGCTCGCCTTGGCGCACATGGAAGTGATTTAACAAATCCTGCTTTACTAACTCAATATCAAACAAACTAAAATTTTCAGTAGTTGAGTTAACGGTACTGAATCCTTTGTACATCTTAGGCGCAATTAAGTCTTGCTTGCCTTGGCCTTTTAGTGTTACTCTGTTATATAAATTTGAACTCATTTCTGATCCGTTCCTTTAATTTTACTGAAAGTATCAGTATTTGTTGAATACTTTAGCGGTTGTCCGTGTAGGTTTTCGTGTCCTGCCCACGGTTCCATCTCTGGTACACGCGGTGCTTTAGGCGCACTTGCACTTCCAGAGTTTAGATTAATGATGCCTCCATCAATATCTGTGCCTGCGTTTTGTACTTCTAGCTTGCCGCCTGAGTTAATGTTTACAGCGCCACCTGAAGTGAGGTTAATATCTTTATCTGCGGTGATATTAAAGTTGCCTTTTGTATGCATACTAATATCATCACCTGCATAGATATCAATTTTACCATTGCTGGTCATTTCAATCCAAGTTGTACCTCTAGCATTACCAATATAAATCAAATCTTCACTGTTGTGCAATAGTATTTGATGCCCGGTTCTTGTTCTAATGCGCACCAGTTCATTGTGGGGAATTGTAGAGTCGGCTCCTGCTGGTCCATCTTGTTCTACGCTAACATATTCAGGCGGGCCATCTTTAGCATGAGTCTTACGCAAGAAGTTTGCATCACCGTCATCCATTACAAATGTTGTGCCGCCTAAACGGCTAACAGGAGCATTAGGAATCTTGTGTTCTTTCTTACCTATTGCGCCGTGTTTAGCGTTTGCTCTTTTATCTAACGGGCCTGGTGTACTAATACCAAACACTGAGCTAGGAGCTTCTCGTCTTGCAGAGCTAGTTGTAATACCTCGAGTATCATCTTTTAGCAAACCTTGTGTTTCTAAAATGTCTGCCAACGGATGGCGAGGCTTTTTAACTTGTGTTGGGTCAATAGGTGTTTCGTTAGCAACTTTGTTGTATTCTGCTACTGGTACTCTGTTTCCGTCGCCGTCAACAACTGCTGATGTGGCTGCAATACCCGGAACCATAAAGTTTACAGCGTCGTCGGGTATACATCCCATCCAGTAACCACGCTTAGGATCTCCGTCAATAAAGATAACAACAACTGTAGTTCCTACATCCGGCGGAACAAACCACATGCCGTAAGATTTTTGTGTGTTGTTGTAATCGTTAGGATCTGCTCCTACATAATCAACACTAGTTTGTCCCCAGAACGGACTCATCATTTTTACTTGGTGTAGTTCACCTTCGGCACCTTGGCCGCCAACTGGTCTTAAAATTTCAACTTCTAAGACACCCATGTAAGTAGGATCAAGGTGACTAACTACCTTAGCAAGGAACGGGCCTGGCTTTGGATCTGGTTGGTCGACTGGTGCGTAATTGCTTGTATCTGTCATTATTTGTTTGCCTGCCCTTCTTTAGCTGGTTCAGTATTAGTTGCTGAGAATGTTTTAGTCACATCAACTGCCATTGGGTTTTCTTGTTGTGGTCTTCTAAAGCCTGATAGCGTCTGTGTAAACTTGCCGCCTTGAAATTTACTTGTTAGTGTATTAACTTTGTAAAGTCCGCTCCACATAGCAACTGGCGCACTCTTACCGGCACTAAACTTATACAAGCCTGTAGCATGTTCTAAATCCAATGGAGTTCTGAAGTTAATGATAATATCAACTTCGCCGTTCTGCCAGTTAACTGTTCCGTCAGCATTTAAGTTTTTATGTTCTGTTGGTTTAGCAGTGTAGTTACCTTGACCGCTCTGTGCAATATAATAAGGATCACCTATGATGTCTAAATTTAATTGCATCATGTCTTTACCATTAGTAATAGCATCGTGGAACAAACGGCCTGCTCGAGTAGCGGCATCTTCATTACCGCCGCCGCCTAACTTGTCTGTCTTAGAGCCGGTGCCGTCCATTTTTGTAATAGTAGGAGTAACTCCAGCAACTTTTGCAGGATTAGCGGCTGTTTTTGCATCTTGAGTGTTTTTAAAGTTGTCAGCGGCAAAAGTAGCTTGGAAGCTGTTATTAAATTCAAGATTAAAATTAAGAATTTCTGAATTCTTACCTGTATAGATATAATCGTAGACTTTAACCGCTTGACGTTTTAAATTTTCAAAGCCTGGAGCTTTTGTATTTGCACTAATAATTCTACTTGAGTGTGCTTGATAAGGCACAACACGATAAACAATTAACTTAGGTTTAGTGCCTGTTGTTTTTAAGTTTTCATCAGTCGTAATGTTGTATACTTGTACATCAATACGCCACCAATCTTTCATACCATCTTTATCAACTTTAGATTTGTCTAGAGTATCAGGCACAAACTTGCTGTTTAATAATACCTGATTGATTGCGTTGATAATATCAGTGTCTTGGCGGAAACGGAAATCGCTTTCTTTAGGATTAACTACCATGTTACCGCGGACATTGGTTTTCTTTTCAGCATCGTAGACAACATTGTCTTTGCCAATAGGCGCATCGCCTTTAGTGCCTAAGTCGAATTTCATTTCTGCTTTGCCTAAGGCATTACACTGTCCGTCTGGTTGTACTAGGGTGCTGTTAATTTTACTTTTGCTAACACCTAACTTAGTAAACAATGCTCCGCTTGGACTGTCGCCTGCGGCTTTAGGTTTAGTAGTTGCACTAGATTTGTTTTCTTTGCTACCTTCGGATGGAGTTGTAGAGCTTGACCATACTTCGTTTGGAAATACAATAACAATTTCATCAGGCACTGCTACCTTGTGAGCTTTTGCAGTGTCTTTCATCTTTTGATTGATAACTGTTTGCAAACTCTTTTCGCCTGTCTGTAACATTTCTTGTACAGTCTTACCTTTAATAGACACATCACTCTTTAAGGCGGCGGACTTTGCAGCCAATGCTTGTTGGTTGTAAGGCATGCCAGTGCAACTGTACACAGAACCGTTCTGATTAACCTTCATATCAAATGATGTAAACTTAAACGGCATGTATCTAGTTGTATTTGGAATTAAGTCCATTGTGCCTTTTGAACTGTTACCTCTAAATTCAATTTTTAGAATGTAGGGTGCATCACGATAGTTCTTATGACCTGCTTGATAAGCGGCAGTTTGTAACGCAATGATGAACATGCCCATGCTTAGTGGTTCTGTTATTTTAAAAGACAATCCAGTTGCGTTTGTATTAGAACCTTTTTCATGACCGATAACACTATCAATTGATAAGTCATCAATGAAGAAGTCAAACTTTCCGTATGCTGTCTTAACACGATTCATTGGATCAGCGTTTGCTGACTTACAGATCAACGGAAATGTCTTTCCGCTCAAATAAGTAGTGTCTGGAAAATTAAGATCGTTATCTGTTAGTACACCTAAACTTAAAACATAGTTGTAAGTAGGGTATGAAGACAAGACGTTTGGTAGAGGTAACTTAACTCCTGTCTTTGCTCCGCCGAATAGTGCATTTAGTCCGCCGCCGGACAATGCTGACGCTGGGCCAGAATCTAGTAATCCTTTTGCGGTGCTTATGCCGGCAGTGGTTGCTGCCCCAATGGCGTCAAAAATTCCCATGTTATATTCCTAATGCTGTTCTAAGGCTACTGCC